ATAATTTCCCATTAAATTCATATATAATGGTATTTTACTAGGTTTATCAGTATCATTTATTGTTTTATTATTCATTTGCATACTAGGATATAAATCATATTGTAATAATCTAGCAGGTGAAAAATGTTCTGGATATATACGATAAGGAAATGTATATGGATTTTCAGATCTAACATAAGAAACATATCCTGTTAATTTACGACGTAACAACTCTTCACCTCCTTCAATAATTATACCATTATCTAATTTTTGTTTTTGAATAAATTCTCCATTTTTATCAAATACTTCATTTTCTTGAATTAAACCACGTTTATCAACAATATTTAATAAATTGGTAATCCATATAATTTCTTTATGACTATTAAACATTGGTGTTGCAGATAACAATAACAATCTCATATTATTTGCATATTTGCATACGTGCATTAATAATGAAGCTGTTTTTTTAGATTCCTTATTATCTTGCATAATACGAATATTATGAACTTCATCAATAATTATTAAACGATCATTAAAAAATTTATTTATTAAGTTAATTTCTTGTTGTTTTTGTTGTGAATTTGATAAACCTGAATTGTTATCAACATAAATTTTACGTTTAACATAATTAGCAAATTCACTATAACCCATAAAAATGTAATATTGATTAATAATATTATTAATTTGTACTATTATTTTATCTCTTGATAAATTTTGTAAATAAGTAGGATTAACTTCTTGTAAAAGTGAATTTCCAATACAGGAATTAATATTCCAAATATCACCATCTAGTTTTAATTTTCTTTCATCAAATAATTGTAATTTAAAATTTTGTTGAACGTTAGGTGATGCAATTACTATAATTTTTTTATCAAAACCGGTTTGTTTCATATATGTTCTCATTTCTTCAGCTATACCAATTGCACTACAAGTTTTACCTGTACCTAAACCATGATATAATAATAAACTGTTATATGGTGTTTGAAATGATAAAAAGTTTTTTACAAATAATTGATGAGGCATTAAAGAAAATTCACTATTACACATAGTTTCGGCCTGTTTTTTTATATCATATATTTTACCATCATACTGCGTTACATTAAATTCTTTTTGTTTAGCAATTTTAATATTAAAGTTTGGATCATCTAATTCAGGATACAAGAAATTATAAGTATCTTCTAATTTTAAAAACTCTTGTTCTAGTTTTTCTTTATTCTTAATAACATTATTATATTCTTTAGATTCAATATCAATTGGAATAAAATCAACACTATCTTGTAATTTACGTTCATTATCTGTTAGTTTAATATCAATGTTAGGTAATGAATAATTATTATAATTTTTATCATTAATAGGTTCTTCATAACTAGATAATTCTTGTTCTTGAGGTTGTTCTCTTTTTTCTTGGGATTGTTCTCTCTTTTCTTGAGGTTGTTCTTCTTTTTCTTGAGGTTGTTCTCCCTTTTCTTGGGATTGTTCTCCCTTTTCTTGGGATTGTTCTCCCTTTTCTTGGGATTGTTCTTCTTTTTCTTGAGGTTGTTCTCCCTTTTCTTCAAGTTGTGCTTGTTCTACCGAATACATATTTTCTAAAACAATAATTTGTATAATCATTTCATCATTTAATGTACCAAAATAGGTAGTTTTTGTATTTTCAGTAATTTTTGTTTTTAAATTATCAATCATATCTTTTAAATATTTTCCTGTGATTTTTTTCCCATTAATTTTCATATTTTTTAATTCTTGAACGCGTTCAATGTTAGCATTTAATAAATCGATATTATAATTTTTACCCCTATTGCCATCAACAGATAGTGTTACTTTTAAATTATTTGATTCTAATTCAATATCAGTTAGCTTATAGCAATTTTTATTACTATCACATCTATAACCTTTATCACATTTACCATCAATACAATTTTTTTTAGGACTTTTGCCACCACTATTTGAATTTTGAAATTTTTTATTATGATTTATTGGTAACTTACGACGTGTTGTATTAGCAGGAATTAGTTTATTATTCTTACTTGTTTTTCCTGGCATTTAATTAAAATATATGTATATATTCTACACATATATTTCATTTATTTTGTTTTCATAGTTTTAAATATATGATAAGTCATACTGACTTAAAGTATTATGAATGTTTTTAATTAATCTTATTTTTTCTAAATTATACGGACGAATTATTGAAATACATTCATCATATGTTTTCCACTCCATTTTACTAACTTCAGATAGTTCAAAGTTATTCATATTATTACTATTTTCATTAGGAATATAAGCAATATAATACTTGTGTTTGTATGATTTATAATTAGATCCTGTAAAAACTTCTTCAAAAGGAAAAATATTACGGATATTATAAAGATGGTTATTATTAAATCCTGTTTCTTCACAAAATTCTCTAACAGCACAATCAAAATCTTTTTCTTGAAAATTACGTCTCCCTTTAGGAAATCCCCATTCTGGTTCTGTCCATGTTTGATATTTTTTACTTTCTTCAATTAATGTTGCCAATGAATAATCATTATTATTATTTATAATACCAGTTTTTAATAATTCAAATTTATCTCTAGATCCATTTTCTTCGTGTTTATATTGATTACTAATATCACAATCTCCCCATATATGTTTCCATAAATCGGTAAAAGTCATTGTTAATAGATATTCTTTTTCAATATTAGTCATTTGTTTTAACATATTCATTATATAATCTTTGTTATAAACCGAATATTTTCCTCTCATAAAATCAATAAAACCAAAAGTATCTTTTCTACGTATTGTTAAATATTGTATTTCTTCATTAATAATACGAAATGCAATTATACCGATACTAGTAATTGGCATTTTACATAAATGATATACATGTCCTGATTTTCCACAATTATTACAATAGTTATCACTCATAGTTAAAAAATAATTACGATAATCCTAGATGAATATTATAATGATATCTTTATATAAGTATTATTAAAGCTATGTTTTTCGATCCTACCGTTTGGGGGCCACATTACTGGTTTTTTTTACATACAGTTGCTGAATCATATCCAGAAAATCCAAATGATATTACTAAAAGGAAATATTATGATTTAATACAAAATATGCCATTATTTATACCTATTAGTGAAATAGGTAATAAATTTAGCAATATTTTAGATAGATATCCAGTAACACCGTATTTATCTTCTAAAGAATCTTTTGTTCGTTGGATGCATTTTATTCATAATAAAATTAATGTATCATTAAATAAAAAAGAGCTATCTTTACCCGAAGCGCTTGATAAATATAGAGCAGAATATATACCTAAACCAGTATTTTTAATAAAACAAATAAATACTAGAAAACATTATATATTTGCATTTTTTATTTGCTTATTAATATTTTTGATATACTATTATTATGAATAAATATTCTCTTTATAATATAAAAATGCGATTAGAACTTTATATTATACTTATAGCTGGATTTGTAATTGCAAATATTTATACTGATGGCAAATATACAAAAATGTTAATGGCAGGAAAAAAATATTATCAAATGGCAGGTGTAGCATTTGGTGCATTAATGATTTATATTTTGTTTAAACGTAATCCATTAAGAGCACAACAAATTGTAAGCACATCAAACGATTATCTTAAATACTTACCTATAGATAGGAATACTTCAAACATGATATCACCAATATTAGACTTTACTAGTAAACAAACGTTTGCAAATAATCAAATGAATAGCTTGGATGGAGGTAATTACAATAACCCTATAATTGCTATGCCTAATTCTACTCAACAAAACGCAGAAAACAGAATAATGCAATCTGGAAAAAAATCAACAAAGCGTTCTGTAAGTGAAACTAAAAAGAAATTTGTAGCATCTCGTCAAGACTGGAATTGTGGTGATTGTAAATCACGATTAAATGCGTGGTTTGAAGTAGATCATAAAATAGCTTTAGAACACGGAGGTAGTAATCACGTAGATAACCTATTAGCATTATGTAGAGAATGTCATGGTAAAAAAACAGCAATGGAAAATTTATAAATGTATAATATATAGAATGATAAATTATTTATTATACTTATTAATAGGAATGTTAGCAGGTGTATCAACTGGGACAATAGGTGTTGGTGCTGGTGTAATATCAATGCCATTGCTAACTTTATCTGGTATGTCTATTCAACAGGCAGTAGGAACTGTTTTATTTATGCAACTATTGCCTCAAAGTTTTCCCGGTTTTTATTTATATCATAATAGCGGACATATTAATTATTTAAATTCTATTATTGTTGCATTAGGTTCTCTAATTGGAATTTTATATGGAGCTTATTTAGTTAATTATAATTATGTTACAGAAAAACAATTATATCAATCATTAGCTATAATATTAATAACTGTTACTATATATTACACGAAAAAATGTTTTTTTGATAATTTTGAGTAAAATTTAAAATAACAACAAATTATATAATGGAATTGAAAAAAATATATAATAGCATCTTGAATATGCTTGAATATTTTAGATATAAAGATACTTTTCCTTTTATAATTGCCTGTATAATAATAGGTATTAATTATATTGAAGCTAATGATAAAAATAAATCTCAAGATGAAACTATTACTAGTAATATGTATATTATTATTTTTACATTTTTATTTTATTGTAGTTATGCTGCATATAAATATTCAAGCCAATTGTCTATATCACCTTATGTTCCTGCATTTGTTAACTTGTTTTTTGTTATTATATTTATTATGATTATTACATTCGTTAAATTAGATTCACAAAATTTTGAAAGATTTGTTACTATAACAGGGTTTATTAGTATTTTAATTGTTGTAATAGCATTAGCAATAATATTTCAAATATTTAGTAATTATTTAAAATCATTATCAGGTTGGAGTGGTTTTATAGTTGAATTAATTTTCTATATACCTTGTTTATTAGTCCAATTTGTAAATTATATTTTAGATGAATTAAAAATTACAAGTAATTCAGTACTTATTTTATTTATTATTGAAATAATATTATTACTGGTATATATTTATCTTCCTAAGTTACTTAATCATATTTCAGAAAAAGAAGGTGTTCCAATATTAGAAGGTAGTGAATTTTTAAATAAAGAAAATATCTATGCAGTTGATGCAACAATGCCTGATAAACTAGATATACAACTAGCAGGAAATGTTAATAAAACTCAATATAAAAATTATTCTATTTCTTTCTGGACTTATTTAAATACCCATTCTAAAAGTAAATTATCATATAATACTGAAACAACAATATTTAATTATGGTGGTGGAAATCCTAAGGTAACTTATTTTAACAGTGAAGATGAAAATAAATCAAAAGATGTATATCGCATATATTTTACTAATAATACAGATTTAAATACTAATGCAAATCCAGATGATGATTTTAAACCATATTATGAAATTAAATTACCTTCTCAAAGATGGAATAATTTAGTATTTAATTATAGTTCAACGCACGCTGATTTGTTTATAAATGGTTATTTAGAGAGAACATTTAAATTTGTTGGAAATATACCAAAGTATTCTGCTGGGGATGTTATTAAAACTGGTAGTAATAATGGTATTCATGGAGCTATTAGTAATATTAGATATTATCCAAAAACTTTAAGTAAGCATAGAATCAGTAGTATGTATAATGTTTTTATGAATAAAAAACCACCTACAATTAATTTATAACGATTTAATATATACAATAATATAAAATGAATATTGTTGCTATTATTTTAGCCATAATTGTAATATTGCTTTTTTACATACTATATAAATTCTTTTTATTGAAATCAACTGAATTATCTAAATCTGCTAGTTTAAATGCAACTAATCCAGATATTAGTATCGATAACAGCCCTACTAGTACTCGTTATGCTTATGGTATTTGGTTGTATGTCAATTCTTGGGATAGTAGCATACGAAAAGTTATATTTGAACGTAATGAAAATATTAAGTTATCATTTGATAATACATCACCCGTATTAAATTGTGAAATTTACATGAATGATGATAGCTATAAAAAATTAGAAATAACTGACAATTTTCCTTTGCAAAAATGGACTTATATTGTTGTAAGTGTTGATAACCAATATGTAGATACATATCTAGATGGAAAATTAATAAAATCTGGTAGAATGTTTGATACTACAACTACTGGAAGTGGCGACAGTCAATCTACTAGTACAATTGCACCAAAGGACCCAACCGAGGTCCCTATGATACTTGGTGGCGGAAGTCAATTTGATGCATATATTACTAAATTTAAGCATTGGGATGAACCAGTTGATCCTCAAACCGTATGGTCTGGTTATATGGATGGTAACGGACAAGGAAGTATTAAACATTTTATATCATCTTACGGTATAGATTTATCTGTTCTCAAAGATAATGTAGAACAATCTAAATATAGAATTCTATAATTTAAACTTTTTATATCAAATCGTTTTATACGTGTATTATATAACGATTATGAATACCCAACAACCAACAGTCAGTAGCACATCTATAGAAATGCCAGAAAGTATTCAAAAAATGGGAGATAATATTGGTCAATCATTTAACAATATATCTCAATCTGTTAGTTCAAGTATGAATGAATTTTCAAATCAAGCATCTGCTGGAGTTGAAGACGCATCTAGTGGATTTTTAAATTCTAATAGTATAATTGCAAAATTTGCTTTTCTAATTTTAGTAATTATTGTATTCTTATTTGTATTAAATTTAGGGATTTTAGTAATTCAATATTTCTTATCTCCTGGAGATAGTCCTTATTTGATTGAAGGCAAAATGAATGGTAATAAAGGAATTACAAAAAATCAAGACCCTAAGAAAAATGATTCTGTTCTTATTAAACGTTCTAATAATGAATCTACTGGTATTGAATTTACGTGGTCTACATGGATATTAATTGATGAACTTGGCACGTCCACTAATAAGTATCAACATATTTTCCATAAAGGTATTGATGAATACAATGATGATGATGGAATTGCAAAAGTTACAAATGCTCCTGGTCTATATTTGAAACAAATGTCTACTAATAATAATGCTAATTTTGCATCAATTAAGGTTATTATGGCTACAACCTCACAAGGTAATGAAAGCTTTATAGAAGTTGATGATATCCCTTTAAAGAAATGGGTAAATATTATTATTAGAATGCAAAATACTACAATGGATGTCTATGTTAATGGAACTGTTTCTGCTAGATACAATTTAACTGATGTACCATTACAAAATTATTACGACGTTCATATCGGTAAAAATGGTGGTTTTATTGGAGAAATATCTAATTTAAGATATTACGATAATGCTATTAATATATTTGAAATCACTAAAATTGTAAATGCAGGTCCAAATACTAAAAATGCTCTCGAATCTAGCGATACACAAAAATCATATAGTTACTTATCTTCATTATGGTACACATCCAAATTATAATTTATTCTGTATATATATCTTAAATGAGTAACTTAATTAAATTATGCGAACAACGCAAAATTAATCAACTTAATAATATACCACCGGTTAGATTTGAACCTCAAAATCCTTATATTAATAGTAATTTAACTAAATTTCAATTAGATATGAGAAGAAAAACAGAAATTTTAAAATATAAAAAGAGCTCATCACAAGGTTCTCAACTTACAAGAAAAGAAAGATTCGCACAATTAACACGCGGTAATTATAATTCTAATAGAGTTTCTTGTCCTGATGATTTTAAAATACCTGTTATATCAACTGCTGCTGGAATTCCTGGACCTCCTATATATTTAGTAGAAGACCCCAGTGTTCCATTATATAATTATGTTAGAGACCCTAATGCATATGCAGAACAAGTTAATGAAGATAACGAACAATGGATTTTTACTGTTAATACTAATCAATCTTGTTTTGCAGAAAACGATCAAAATGCAGCTATTACAGATACTACTATAGCTACACTTAATATACGTCCTCCTATTTTACAAAAACAAACTACTTTTAATTATTCCACACCTATTATATTTAGACTAAACGGTACTGGATTACCTTCAAACACACACGATACTGAAATTACTGCTACAATTATTCCTACATCAATTAATATTACTGCTATTTATAATGGAAATCCTATTACTAATTATAGTAATCCTTCAATTTCATTTTCTAATTTCAACTCTATTAAATCAACAATAAAAAATAATTTGAATTTTGAAACATTTAATTACTTTTGTGAAATTAACGCTGGATTTTTAAATATTACAGATTTAAATTTAACAACAGAACCTGGATTTGTATATAATTTAAACCTTACATATTCTATTCTATTTGAAGCTAATTCACCTAATACTAATACTAATATTAAAGATGATATTGAATTAAAAACTAGACAAAATACTCAATTTACTTTATTTACTAATATTGATAATTCTTATGTAACACAACCACCTTTAAATTGTGTTATAGATACAAATAATGTTATAACCGCATCGTATAATAAAATAACAACATTTACTGGTACTGCATTATAATACAAATAATATTATAGACTATTTGTATTATGCATATTCAATATAATCATCATAATTTTGACGACATAAAGGGCAATCATCACATTTCCTAACACAATTATCACATATTATATGAGCGCAACTAGGAATTATTAAATTGTCCGGGAGTATTTGTTCGTAACATACAGGACAATCTTGATATATATTGTTTGTTTTATACATCTCTCTCCATAATTTTTGTGTTTGTTTATAATTTTTTTCGTCTCTTTTTTCTTTCTCTTCCATCTTTCTTTTCAATTTATAAAATTTTTTGTTAATAACATTGAAATTTAATTGTATATCTTCAATTTCTAATTCACGATCTTGTAAATCAATCTCTAACTTATTAATCTTTTGTTCTTTTATTTCTAATTCGCTTAAAGGACGAGGAAAAGGAGTATGCAGTTTATGATAAACTACCGTAATATTTAGATCTAGATCTCCTATATTTACTGCATCTTTACTCTCTTTAGGACAATTCATATTCATATATGATACCGCCCGGTCTTTACCCCACGTTAATTGATATTTTGTAAAATGTTCATTAAATGAATCTATAAATAATTCTATTCCTGGTAATTCTTGTTCGTTGTAAATTGGTTCAGCATAACTAAGAAGTCTATCTTCAAATATATTATCCTTATACCCAAGTAGTACCTTTGAAGGAATATTTAATATATATTTTTGTTTAATACAATTTTTATTTTCGGTTAAACCTGATAGTTTATAATATGTAATACTATATTTTTGAATGATATCTACACCGGTTTTTACTTCAAAATCTAACAAATATTCTGTTAATGCTGTGCGTAATAATTGTTCCCTTGTTTGTTTAGGCATTGTTAATTTTTATAAATAATAAAATTGTTTTAATAATTATCAATTTTTTATAAACAATATATATATATAAAATGGAAAAAGGTTATTGCGTTAAATGTCGCGAAAAAAATAGAGAGATGGTTAAAGCAAAAAAAACTACACTTAAAAATGGAAGACAAGCTTTAAAAGGTCAATGTAAAAAATGTGGTTGTAATATGATGAAATTTGTTGCATCATCTAAGTAAAAGTTTATTAACATAATATTTCTTATATTTTGTTATTTCTTTAAAATGGTCTGGATATGATTTAACATCAAATGTGTACTCATCTATACGATTTATTACACAATAATACATGTATTCAAAATAATCTATAAATTTTTCTATAACTTCACTATCATTATTCTTTATAATATTTGAATGGAAAAATATGTTATCTAACAATACTTCTGGACTATATAAATGTATTTTGTGATTGTATGTATCTTCAATATCACTTGTATAATTTAAAAAAATGTAATATAAACTTTTCATTTTTTTAATTATTATTTTATATTTTTTAATTAAATTTCCTGTCACTTCTCTATTTGCAAATACCTTTGCTATTTGATTACATAACCATTTTAAATCTAATAAGAAATCTCTATTTATTTCTGTAATACCGTTTCCAAATTTTAAATTATGTAGTTGTAACGATTCTTTATTATATTTTTCTTCTATTTTAACAATGTCATCGTACTCTTTAATTAACTTAGATAACGACCAGTCATTAATATCTTTATATTCTAACAAAATATTTTCAATGATTAAATCCTTTTTTTCATATGTTTGAATTTTTGTTTTAAACTCATTTTGTATAAATCTTTTTGTATTTTCATCTAATATTACAGATGAGTATGAACCACCACGCACATTATCTATTCCATAAAAATGCATATATTTTTTTAAAAAAAATCTATTTCAAAATTTTGACTTATTATAGTCGATTCTAATATAAATTTTGGTTTATTTATTTGAACGAATTCATACATTAATTCACATTCAAATAATATTTTTGATGAATTTAATAAAGAATCTTTATTTGAATAATGTAAAAAATATTTGTTATATTCTAAAGATATTACGTGTAAAAACATTTTATGTAATAATATATAATTTCGTTATTCTATATTATTTTTAAGTGATAACTTTTATTTACATTGAATGAGAATGCATATATACACTACGAGTTGGATTTAAACACATATTTTGTGTTGGAAATACTTGACCGGACATACATTGACTGCTATCATTTACAGAAATACAACCACGTTTTCCTTGATATTCACCTACTAAACACCAATTTGTTTTTCCGGCAGTTATGGGTTTTTGAATTGGATCAACACTGTTATCAGGACTTGGTAAATTGCTTGTTCCTTTTGATTTATTTATAGCACTATCTAATTTACTTACAGAATCTGTATTAACATTTCCTCTACTTGCATCTTTTAATAAATCTGCTGCTGATTGTATTGTATCACCTGCTAAATCTATTCCAGATTTTGCAACATCTGTTACAACATCTGTTGATTTATCTATTACAGTTCCTGTTGTATAACCAAAGACAGATAATATTTGAATAAATAGGGGTCCAAAAATATTACTTATTAATTGAATAAAATCACCAATAGATGATAAAAGATTTATTCCTAAAAATGATAAAATTAATAAAGCTGTTAAAATTGTTATAATTAAATTTTTACCACTAAACATGTTACTTCCTTCATTACTTGATAATTCTAAATTACTACTTAATGTACTAGGTGATATTGGTTTTTGACTATTTTCAAAAGATTGATTCATTTTTATATATTATAACCAGTTATTTTTTAACAAAAGTTTTTAATATAATTAAAAAAGAATTTAGATATTCGTTTAGTAATAATTTATAAATTATATTCTTATTATAATGAAATTAATTGGAATGCTTGAATTATTTTTCATAATTAGTTTAGGAATTACATTTGTATTGGTGTTATTTTTAGTATATCATTTTAAACATCGTATTTCTACATTAGAAAATAAATGTGATACTATGTTTGAAATTATTAATAGTGTTGCTAGTGAATTAGGTCAAGTTAGATCTTTTATACAAGTTAATAGTATGACAAATAATGCGACAAATAATACGACAAATAATACTCCTTTTATGAATGCTAGTTTTGAAGATAACAACGAATCAAAGATAAATGTTATTTTAAGTGATGATGATATTAGTGTTAGTGATTATGATTCTGAAAGCGATAATAATCGTGATGATGAAAGTGATGAGGAAAGTGATGAGGAAAGTGATGATGAAAGCGTTGAGGAAAGTGACGAAGAAAGTGAAAAAAATAACAATGAAGATAGCGAACACGAAACTGATGGAACCACAGTTAAAGTTGTTAATGTTGAAATTAATGGAGAAATTGATAATTCTGTAGAAGATACTGAAGAATTTGATAATAATAATGCTAGCGATAATGATGATAGTTCCAATATATTATTAAATGAAAACGAAGACAAACTACAAATTGAGAAAATAGAACATCATACTTTAGATGATTCTTCTATTGCTAGTTCTATTAGTGCTACTAGGTCTATTAGTGCATATAAAAGAATGACATTGCCTGTTTTAAAATCATTAGTTATTGAAAAAGGATTAATTAGTGATCCTAGTAAATTAAGAAAGCAAGAATTAATTGAGTTAATTCAATCAAGTAATATTTAGATTAATTTAGTATTTATTTAATATATAATTCTATTTATATATTATAATATGCAATCTAATAATCCATTATCAATACGTTGCGCATATCCTGTTATTAAAGAAACCGTTCCTTCATCATCAAGAGGATATTATACTAATAATAAATATCCTGATTTTCCTCCACTAATGAGTGACGGACGCGCCGTTACTGCTTCTTGGCAACACGATGCTGTTACCAATAAAAAAATTGTTGCAGATAATAATATTCAATCTAATTGGCAATATAGAAATCATCTTACTAAAAATGCTATTTCTATAATGGAACAAAATTTTAGAGAAGCGTCTAATGATACTGGTTATCATTCACGTATGGTTTCAGCACCTAGCATACAATCTAATCAAGTTACAGGGTTCTCTACACCTTTATTATATGCATCTGTTAATGATAATAGCAAAACTCTTGGTCATACAACCAGTGATTTAAAAAATAACTATTTATCTAGAGAAGAATTGCAAAATCGTCAAATCTCACCTGTTATTACACAAGAACAACTTATTAAGTCATTAAATATAAAAAATACTCCTGTAGAAAAAAAATAAGTTTTTTAAGTTATATGAAATATAAAACAAACTATCTATATTTCATAATGAAAGTTATTAGTTTTGATATTGGTATCAAAAATATGGCATATTGTGTTATTTCATGTAATAATACAGATGAACCTATCATCATACACGACTGGAATGTTATTAATATGATTGAAAATGAAAATATTGAAGTATTTAATTGTACTTGTATGATACCAGGAAAAAATAAAAAAACACCACCTAAAGTTTGTGGAAAAAAAGCAAAATATACAAAAAATGATGATTTTTTTTGCGATAGACACGCAAAATCAAGTAAGTTATGGATGTTACCTAATAAAAATCAATCATTGGCTTATATAAAAAAATTAAAGGTTGATGAAATAATTGCTATTTGTAATTCACATATGTTATTAATCAACAATGATATTAAAAAATTAAAAAAAAATGATCTTATTGAAATACTTAATAACTTTTACATTAAACAATGTTTTATTCCTATTAATATTAAAAAAGGCAAAAACGCAAATGAAGTTGATTTAATTAATATTGGCAAAGTTATGAAACAAAAAATGAATGAATTACAAGATATCGATACTATTACTCACGTTATTATTGAAAACCAAATTTCACCTATTGCAAATCGAATGAAAACTATACAAGGTATGTTAGCACAATATTTTATTATGATTAATGATGATATACATATAGATTTTGTGTCATCATCTCATAAATTAAAACAATTTAAGGATTATCCAATTCAAAACACTATTCAAACTAATAATAAAGATATTAATAATCCTAATTACAAAGCACATAAAAATGATGGAGTTGACTACTGTAAAAAAATTTTAGAAAGAAACGTATATCTTAATCATTGGAAAGAGTCATTAAATACAAGAAAAAAAGATGATTTAGCCGATTCTTTTTTACAAGGTATTTGGTATTTTAAAAATCAAAATAATATATTATATGCGGATGATTTAGAAATAAAACTTGTATAAATATCATAATAACAAATGGAAGCGATTGATATTTCTTTAGATAATTTAGACCCTGTTTCTATCGATTTAGCGGCAGATAATTCAGGTTCTTCTGTTAATTTTGGTAGTGGTATTGAACTATTAATGAATGATAAAAAACGAAGCTCTAGTGATAATGTTAAATTGGATCTAGGTGATTTAAATGATTTAGAAAGAGAAATGAATGATCTTTCTAATACTGCAACTGAAGCTGCTATTAATGAAACATCTAATAATGATTCTAAAAGTCTTGGAGGAATTGCATCTAATTTATTTGGTATTGGAGGTTTTAGTAAGGCAGAAGAACCTATTGATGTTACTAGCAATGATATTAACGATGCTAATTTAGGACAAGCAACTAGAGATAGTGCTGGTAATACTAAAACTTGGGATGGATTTTCTAAAATGAATGATATTCCAACTACTAGTAACGTAAATAAGTTAAATGATAGAGAAAAACGTCGCAAGAAAAGAATGATGTTGAAAAAAATGGAAGAGTGGTATGAAAAGGGACAATTAAAACAGAGCACACATTTAAATATGGATTCTTCATATGAAGAAATCGAAGATGAGTATGAAACTGTTATGGAAGATAAAAGAAAAAAAGATTCAGTAAAATTACAAGGATGGTGGTTTATGACTTTTGTTAATTCTATTGAATATGGTAATGCTGTTTTTAATCCTTTTGATTTAAATCTTGATGGCTGGGGCGAACAAGTCAGTGAAGATATTGATAGTTATGAAGAAATCTTTTTAGAGCTTCACGATAAATATAAGGGTGGCAAGATGGCTCCAGAACTTTCATTATTATTAAGATTAGGGTTTAGTGCTGCTGTTTTGAACTTCTCTAACAAAGCTCTTTCTTCTGCTGCTCCCGCATTTAATGATGTTATTAAACAAAGTCCTGAATTAATGAAGATGTTCACTAATGCTACTGTTAGCAGTATGAGCCAACAATCACCTGGATTTGAATTTGCTAATAATTTAATGCAGGATAATGCTAATAAACCTAGAGGACCTCCTCCACCTGCTGCAGTCAATACTCAAGAATACCCTCCACCACAACGTCCTGGTATGACTTTTACTGAAGCACAAAGCAACCGTCCTGATATTAATGCCAGTCGTGGTACTATGTTCCGCGAAAAAGGAGTTGATCTTAATAACAATTTCCAAGGTGTTAACGAACAACCCGCTAGAATGGAAACTCCTAAACAAAGACCTGAAATGAGAGGACCACAAAATAGCGACATCGATAATATACTATCGGGTCTAAAAACCAAGACCGTTAATATTCATGACCAAAAACCCGGACCTTCCAATAATGGTGATGATTCTATGATTTCTATCTCTTCATTAAATGAAATGCAAAATGGAAATATGCCTAAAAAAAGTAATCGTAGAAAAAATAAATCTGATAAAAATATTATCTCACTTGATATCTAAAACAAAAAATATACATTATTATATATATTTTTTACAACTATACCTTACTACATCATACTTCTACCAAATATTTTTTAAACAACCATTCTTTTGTAATTTGAATCGAATATTTTTGCTTATCTACATTTTCTAAGTTTTGAATCTTACCTGTTTTAATAGCTCTAGGACCACCTTGATGTTTTACAATACACCAATGTTGTAAATTAGACACAAATTTCATATTTTCCATTAGCAGAAGTTAGGATGAGTATATCCTACTATTTAAGTATATTTTTTATCAATTTTTTACAAAAATTCTATGTTTATTATTGAACCGATATAAATAATAAGTTATTTATTTATGTATAATGGATTTATTCACTATCTTATTTTCAACAAATATAATAATATCTGGAATAATAGGATATGCAGTTGTGTATCCTGAAGAGTTTTGGAAATTTGTTTTTACTCATATAATTAAATTTTATGATACATATATCAAAGAATATGCAATGTTATATGGATTAAAAATATTTACTACTTATTGTTCTTTAAAAGTTAAATTGGCAAAATATAATAATTTAATTTATTATTCACACCCAAATGTAACATACATATTGGATATTACAACATATGCATATAAAGCATTACACGCAGAATACAATGATTTAGTTATTGAACCATTTAATAATATTTGGATATCAAGAATAAATTTAATAAATGTAAATGAAAATAATAAAATTATGGAACAATTTTATTTTAACAATGATGACTTAATGTATTTATATGATAAAAATGAAGAAAGAGCTTTTATTGCAAATTTTAACCTGGTTAATGATTTACACTATTGTGATAAGATTAATAATATAAATGTAGAGAAATTTATATTCGGTAAATATAAGGATATTTATGTTTCAAGAATACCATCAAATACTAAACCAGAAAATAATAATATAATCAATGAAATAACAGATTATAATCAAATATCATCAGTTTCATTTTTATCCATAGAATTAGTTATAAACGAAAAGACTATTACGATTGATATTGGAAAACCATATTTATATGTAAATAATCAAATATTATCGCGAAGTTTTGTAAAAAGATATTTAGATTACAATAATATTGTTATGAAATTTGATGATAATTATGTTATAAATATAATGGATAGTGATATAAATATGATAACATTAAAGCCGAATCAATATATCTTAATTAAAGATACCACATATGATATAGTAAATATTTAAGTTGGGATATTTTTTATAAAAATGGTTTAAAGATTTTTCTCAATATTATATACGGGCGTAATCACTTATTATGGATGCAGTGAGTATTTCCACCCAATTACATACTTTTAATGATAAATGGAATATATATTACCATTTACCAGAAAATAAAAACTGGGATTTATCCAGTTATACAGTATTAATGAATAATATTAATAGTGTAGAGGAAGTTATTGCTCTAAATGATAAAATACACGATAATGTTATTCGTAACTGTATGCTTTTTGTTATGCGGGAAGGTATTACACCCATGTGGGAAGACCCAAAAAATCGTAATGGGGGTTGTTTTTCATACAAAGTGAATAATAAATAT